CTTGTAACATTAACCGGCATCGTTACCGTATTAGCGGCAGTATTGGGAACAGAGAAAGTTCCTGATCCTAAACTTTTATAATAACCCGGAATGTTTACATTTGCTCCACTAGTTATACTAATTGCGTCTACCCCAGCACCAGTAAAATTTAATAAACTAGCGTTAGTGGCAACATTGGTGCCTTCATTTTGAATAGTTAAACTTGCACCGCCGGCGGTGCCATTGGCTGCTAATGTAATACGACCAGCACTATCAACTGTAAGATTTGTGTTAGTGTAACTACCCGCTGTTACGCCTGTCGTAGTCATATTGTTACTAGTAATTGTATTACTACTAACTTTGCTTCCAGTAATTGTATTATTGCTAATGTTATTTGATGTTATACCACCTGCGTTTGCTGCTGGATCCCATGATGTAACATTAGGTCCTCCCCACACATATGGCGCACTACTTAATGACTTATAACCACTAGCAAATGTTCTTGCTGTTGTTGACCAATAATATGTTGATGGCGGCAAATTAACACTATGTATTGCTACACTTTCACTATTTTGAAACGCTGATCCATCACTTGTTTGTACAGTAGCATACAATGAATGTGTATCAACTACATTACTTGTGCCATAGTTAAAATCCATATATTGAGTAGAACCAACTGCGGGTGTTGTGCTTGTTACAGTAAAACTTGCTACAGTACCATTACCTAATGGTTCAGTTGAAATAACAGGAGTGCCGGGAGTATCTAACCATTTTGGATTGGTTAGTCCTGTGTTTGCTTCTGGTATGAAATCTTCTATTGGATTATCAGCATAAACCGTATCATTGTATTCAAACGCTGTAATGCGAGCACCTAAGAAACCTGCTTCATCTTTAACTTCTTGTACTTGATTGACACGGAATAGTTTGTTATCCCATCCATACTCTGCTAATGTTACTCTTACAACATCCCCTGCTTCAATTTGTATACCACTATAATCTAAACTACATGTAATGACCAAATCTTCACGACTTTGTAGCATCTTGCGCTCGCCAAGATATGCTGCTTGAATGTAATTGTTAACTTGTGGATAAGCAACAATCAATTGATTGGTCGCTTCATTTGGACTCATTACTTCTGGCACATAATCTGCCAAATTGATTACCTTAAAGTCAGTTTGGTCCCATATGTTTACATTAGGATATTGAACTTCTAAACTATTGTATGTGCTGTTTAAATCAATTGGATTAATGTCAATGCCACCAATCAATATAGAACTATCAATTAAGAACAAATCATTAAATGCTTGTCCTGCTTGTTCATAACTTTGATTGATAACAACTTTCCATTTACCTGACAATTCACTGTATTGTATCCAACTATCGCAAGCGTCAGCAATTTGTTGTAAATTAGTTAAACAATCTTGACCTGTATTGACTGGTCCATTGATACGATATCTTGCTTGACTTGCTGTTCCACCACCAACAGGAGTATATGTAATTAATTGATCACTATATGTATTCAATGAAGTTAAACTTGCTGTATTGATATTGTCTAGTGGAATAGCACAACCATATACATTGTTGTACAAGTAATCTTTCATTACATCACCAGGCTTTGTTCTAGCATTAGTCATTTGAACATTCAATTGACCAAAGTTAGTTGTGCCAGCATCTTGGTTATACACTAATTTGATAATAACAAACGCGGTATGCGTCATTGTATCTGTAGCAGACCAACGACTATACGCTGGAATACTAGCATCACTTAAGATATCTATTGCTGTTTGACTTGTGTTAACACCACTGCTACTACCATTCTTAAACAAATAAATGTTCATGTAGCCATTGATCTTTGTATCAACTTGTGGAGGATCTGCGTTGTTTGTTAAACTTACTACTTTAGTATGGTCAGTTCCATCAAATGTTACCAAGTTACCACTATAATAGATGTTACCAAAAGTAAAGTTGTCTGGTGTTTGACCAGCCATTGTGTTTGTTACTTCACTTAACGCACCAACATACCACATGGTTGTTTGGTCTGTTGATATAATAGCATCAATTAGTTTAGGACCAACATATGCTGTACCATATACGATGGGCAATTGATTGTTTGTTGCTGGTGCTAATTGAATACGACCACCAGATACTGATGGCTGACTGCTTGATGGATCAGTTGTAGAACTATTTGATAGTAATCTACTGATACCAATTGTTAATAATGTTCTTGCTGCGAAGGCACCAACAGCACCAATTGCGGTTGCTGCGGCTGCACCAATACCAACTGCTCCTGCTATTGCTGCGATACCTGCTGCTATGGCTGTAAAAATTGGCATCTTATGTACTCCAGGTATGTTCTATGGGCTTGAAGCCAAATCGTGAATAATTCAATGTCTGACCCTCCATTTGGCTAATTGTGTAATTTGCTATCATCTCTTTTGCTTTCATTTGTTCACATTCTTGTACATATTCTTTAAGTAATCTGTAACCTGCTGTGCCACCTCTATGCTCATGTTCTACCCAATAAGCAATCTCATTCATTATATATTTGCTATTGTCCCATAAGAATGGAACTTTGTATGCTATCAACATACCAACCAATTCATCTTTCTTTTCAGCAACCAATGCTATGCCAGCGCCTGCTAATATATGTGTAAGGACACGCAATGCTGTTTGTTCATCACTAATGTTTAGTCCCTCTATATCACCAGAGTCATGGTAATGCCATAACATATTGATTATGTTTTTGGCATCATATTTGGTAGCATGTCTTATCTTCATCTAGGTCCTCTAGTGTTAGTATTAGTAAGGTTTGTTTGTGTATTAGTTGCTGTTGCTGTGCTTGCTGTAGTAGCGCCTTCTGTTGGCTTGACACCAAAGTCAAAATGCTTATCTGCTAAACTATATACATTGTCCATTGATGTGTCTGTTGGATTAAACACTTTCCAACTTGTGCCATTTGTCTTGCGACCAGCAACACGATTCTGTAATACAGTTTTATAACTACTTGCGTTTAATGTAATGGTAAAGTTGTCTACTAAATTCTTGCGTTCTTCGCTAATATTGTAACTTGTAACGATACCAGTAAAACGATGTGCTACATTGGCTAATACAAAGTTGTTGTTGTAGAATCCTCTAGTAATTTCAATCTTACTTCCACGAATCTTTGTGCCTAACACGATTGCCATGTTGTTTGAATCAGTTGCGGGTATACCACTTAAACTAATTGAGGTATCTGCTGATGTAACTCTTATGTCTCTTTGTTGTATACCAACCGCAAGCAATCCACCTAATGGACTGTATAGTGTGCCATCTATTGTTTCAAAAGAATAAGCACTACTAAATGTATGAACGGTAACATTGGCTGAATTACTGTATTCATTGTAAATTGTTAGTTTAACAAACTCAGCACTATTGATGTTTGTTTTGTTATTTGCTACTGCTGGTATATTATCCATTAAGCGGCTCCTACAAATTCATACATGTAAAAATTATCTGACCATTCTAAGTAAGCGTTATTAGTTGTTACATCATTACTTATTTGCCAACCACCTGGTATCAATTTGTATACTGGCATGTTAGGACAGAACATATAAAATTGACATTTAGTACCAACTGTTATACCATATCCTGTGATACTGTTAGTAATGATGTTTGGTCTACTTGTTGTAATGGTTACTGTTGATCCAGTTCCGCGCAACACATCAGTTGTACTTGTGAATGGGAATGGATGAGTGTTGATTTGAATCAAATCGTTTTTCTTAAACATTACTGTAGTTGATGCTACAGTAGGTAATCCATTTAATGTTAATGTTTCACCCACATAACTTACAACATTTAATCCACTTAGTTGACTAGTAGTTAGTCTACCTTGATAAGCCCATATCCATTTAAGATTAGGATTATTACCGAATGTAACTATTTGAGGAGTTGTTGTGTCTAATGTGTCAAGTTCTTCCATTAAACTTCTTGCTTCATTGTATTTGAAACTACTTGGCATTTCAACTGTGATTTTCCATGGATTTTTTGTTGGTGTTTGACTGACACGAGGTATTTCGTTGCGAGTATATTGTATACCAACGACATTACGACGGTTAATCTTTATACCGTTACATCTATCTATGATTGTTTGTAATCCACTCATC